GGTTAGTAAAAACAGATGGTACAGTAGCTTATGTTTGGGAAGGAAAATTACATAGCTGGGAAGGACCTGCTTTAATACCTGAAGGTGATAATAAACAGAGAGAATATTATATCCATGGGATTCAGTATAGCCAAGAAGAGTGGGATGAGTTAAAAAAAGATAGACAAGGAATCCCATTCTATAAAAATCAATCCATGAAAAATAAACTTTCAGATTATAGAAATTAATTATGCGTATAGGATTTACAGGGACAGTCTCGGTCGGCAAAACCACAATTGTTAATGCTTTAGCTAAATTGCCTGAATTTAAAAACTATCAATTCAGAACAGAACGATCTAAATATTTAATGGAACTTGGTATTCCTTTAAATACTGATAGTACTGTAAAAGGTCAAACTGTATTTTTAGCAGAACGTGCTAGTGAATTAATGCAAGAAAATATTATTACAGATCGTACTATTATTGATGTAATGGCTTTTGCAAGATGTTCAGAATCTATGTATTTTTTTGAAGCTGATGATTTTTGTAATTTTGCTTCTTATATGTTAAAAGATTATGATTACATATTTTATGTTTCTCCCGAAGGAGTTGAAATAGAAAATAATGGTGTAAGAGAAACTAATGAGGCTTATAGACAGATAATTGATGATGAAATTAAAGTATTATTAGATAAATACAATCATAAAATTAATAATCTTTATTATATTAAAGGTAGTACTGAAGAACGAGTAAAAGCAGTTAAAGAGGTAATTTTTTCATAATATTTATAAATAAAATAGATATCTAATGAAAGATTACTACTCTATTCTAAAATCATTTTTCTCTAAAACTAATAATCAAGAAAGATTATCTCAATTAGAAAAAATTAAAAATAATCAAACTGCTCTTATTAAATTATTTAATCAAATAAAACCTGAGTCTAAAGACTATTCTATTAATAAAAATACTATGAAATTATCTGAATTTAAATCTTACCTTAAAAACGAAATTATTGAAATTTTATCTGAAGAAGAATCAGCTGAGGATATTAAGGCAAAAGCAGCAGCACAAGCTGAATTAAATAAAGAATTAGAAAAAACACAAGAATTAACTAAAGAATCTTTAAATCCTGAGGTAACAAAAGCAGTAGATCGCTTTATCAAAGGAATGGCTAAAAGATATAGCTATAGCGAGCAAGATGCTATATTTGCTATTGAACAAGCTTTAGCAAAAAGACAACCTTCTATGACTACTGATATGCCTGGTTTTGAAGGTACAATGGATGCTTTAGATAGTCTTAGTATTAGAGAAGAGAAAGAAGATGATATGGATAAGCAAGCAAGTGAAGCTGCTGAAGAAGAAAAATCAATAGCTAAGGAAAAAGAAGATGCTTTAGAATTCCAAGAAGAAACAAAAGATAAAATTAAGAAAATCAAAAAAGATCTTGAAGCAAATAAGTCCGAAATGTTAAAAATATTAAAAATTGATAGAAAAGATAGAACAAAAGCAGAACAATCTTTATTTGATAAAATGGCAGATAAAACTAAAGAATTAAAAAAACTTGAAAAAACTCTTTAATAATATACAATTAGTTATAATAATAGTATTAATTATTATAATCATACTACAACAACAATGTTCCGGTCCTTCTTTTGATTTCAATTTATTTGGTAAAAAAGATAAACAACCTAATGCAGTTGAAGGAACTGTTATTACTAAAATAGAAACTAAGTGGGATACTGTAAAGATTGACAGTTTAATCTATATTCCAAAGTGGAAAACTCGTATAGTTACAAAACACGACACAATACCTGCAGATATTGATACACTATCAATTCTAAAAGATTATTATTCAAAGTATTTTTACACAGATACATTAGATTTAGATTCACTAGGAAATATAGTAATTAATGATACAATATCAAAAAACCAAATAATATTCAGAGAAATTAATTCAAACATTTATATTCCAACCACAACCATAGAGCGTGATTCATTAATTTCTAAACATGAATTTTATTATGGGTTTGGGTTAGCAGGTAACAAAACACAATTTAGTTATATTGGGGGTGAATTGCTTTGGAGAAGTAAACGTAAAAAAGTAATAGGGTTAGGAGTTGGGGTTAATCAAAGTTTACAACCTGTTTTAACAGGTCGTTTATTTTGGAAAATTGGAAAATAATGTCCCAAGATATAAAACAAATAATTCGCCAAGAATATATTAAGTGTTGCCAAGACCCGGTACACTTTATGAAAAAATATTGTTTTATCCAACACCCTCAAAGAGGTAGAATTCAATTTAATTTATTCCCATTTCAAGAAAAAGTATTAAAATTATTTGAAGATAATCCTTATACTATTACACTTAAATCTCGCCAATTAGGTCTTTCAACTTTATCTGCTGGTTATGCTTTATGGTTAATGCTTTTCCATGAAGACAAAAACATATTAACTTTAGCTACTACACAAGCAACAGCACGAAATTTAGTTTCTAAAGTACAATTTATGTATGAAAATCTACCCTCATGGTTGAAGGTAGAAGATATAGAAAATAATAAATTATCTTTAAAACTTAAAAATGGTTCTAAAATCCAAGCAAAATCTTCAAGTACAGATGCCGCAAGATCAGAAGCAGTATCTTTACTATTAATAGATGAAGCAGCTTTTATTGATAATATAGCCGAAACCTGGGCTGCAGCCCAACAAACATTAGCCACGGGGGGTGGTGCTATTATCTTATCAACCCCTAATGGAACAGGAAATTGGTTCCATCAAATGTGGGTTAAAGCAGAAGCCCAGGAAAATGATTTTTTACCTGTTCGTTTACCTTGGTTTGTTCACCCCGAAAGAGATGAAGAATGGAGAAAACGTCAAGATGAATTATTAGGTGATCCTAGACTAGCAGCACAAGAATGTGATTGTGATTTTAGCACTTCAGGTAATACTGTTTTTTATAGTGAGTATATAGAATTTTATGAACAAACATATTTAAAAGATCCACTTGAAAGGAGAGGAGCAGACCAAAATTTATGGATCTGGCAACCTGCAGATTATTCAAGAGATTATATGGTTGTGGCTGATGTTGCGAGGGGTGATGCAAAAGATTTTTCGGCTTTTCATATAATGGATGTTGAAAGTAATACTCAAGTAGGGGAATATAAGGGTCAAATTAGTACAAAAGAATTTGGTCATTTATTATTTGGCATAGCTACAGAATATAATAATGCTCTATTAGTAGTAGAAAATGCAAATGTAGGGTGGCATGTAGTTCAAGTACTACTTGATCGCAATTACCCTAATCTATACTATTCACCTAAAAATGGAGATATAACCTCAGATTCTTATTTTGACCAATACTCAGATAATAGTAGAATGGTCCCTGGGTTTACTATGTCAACTAGAACTAGACCCATATCTATTGGTAAGTTTCAAGAGGGGGTTGGGGATAAAGGAGTTACTATCCATTCAAAACGTTTAATTGAAGAAATGAAAGTATTCGTTTGGAAAAATGGAAGACCAGAAGCTCAAACAGGATACAATGATGACTTGGTTATGTCATTTGCTATTGGTATGTTGATGAGAGAAACAGCATTTAAATTTAGACAACGGGGTTTAGATTTAACTAAAGCTTCTTTAAATAGTATGACTAAAACAACAACAAAATACACCGGGGTTTATTCAGGTGATAAAAGTAATAATCCTTATAAGATTGATAACCCTTATGGAGGGGAAGAAGATATTCGTTGGTTATTTTAAACATATTTATAATTATAACAATTCTACACAATGGCAGATACTAATGTATTTACACGATTAAAAAGATTATTTTCTACTGACGTAATTATACGTAATATAGGAGGAAACCAACTTAAAATAATGGATGTTAATTCCATCCAAAAAGCAGGCCAAATTGAAACTAATTCTTTAGTTGATAGGTTTTCTAGATTGCATGTAACAGGAGCAGCTCCTATTTACAATCCTGCTCTCAACTATCAAACAATGAGAGTCCAGCTTTATAGTGATTATGAAGCTATGGATACAGATGCTATTATTGCTTCTGCTCTTGATATTATAGCCGATGAATGTACCTTAAAAGATGATATGGGTGAGGTATTAAGCATTAAAAGTAGTGATGAAGATATTCAACAAGTACTATATAATTTATTTTATGACGTATTAAACATAGAATTTAATTTATGGATGTGGATACGTCAGATGTGTAAATATGGTGATTTCTTTTTAAAGTTAGATATTGCTGAAAAGTATGGTGTCTACAATGTCATTCCTTATACAGCCTACAACATTGTAAGGCAAGAAGGATTAAATAAAGATAATCCTAATGAAGTTATCTTTCAATTTGACCCTGATGGTTTAACCGGGGGTGGTGGAGGTTATGGTGGTTATTATGGTACCGGAGGATCTGGTGCTAACCCCTCAGGAAAAACAATAACATTTGATAATTATGAGATTGCTCATTTTAGATTATTAACAGACGTTAATTATCTCCCTTATGGTCGTTCTTATATTGAACCCGGACGTAAGTTATTTAAACAGTATACTTTAATGGAAGATGCTATGTTAGTCCATAGAATCGTAAGAGCCCCAGAAAAACGTGTTTATTATATAAATGTAGGTTCTATTCCTCCTAATGAAGTAGATGCATTTATGGAAAAAACAGTTTCTAAAATGAAACGTAC